TGGTGTACATATCACGGACTCACCTCGTTATGACCCTGCAAAAGATGGAACAAATCCGCAGATTGGTAATATGTTTCGAAAAGTCCGAGCATAAACAAATGATAATTATTATATAAAAAAAACATAGGGATGGCTTCTGATATGGACCATATTCTTTCACCAGAACGAATAAATACATTTCAATATCAATCTCCGGTTACATGTATTGTATGGAGAGGTCAGAATGCATATGAGCGCATACAGTTAGGCACAGTATGTCCATTTGATACGATTGACATGCTCAAACGTCTGGTATACAATCACTATCAAGAGCCATCATTTTTACCGCGTTTTATATTTATGGGTATACCTGATACTGCAATGGAAGCCATGCAGAATCCAACGGAGGATACACAATATCTTCCTGTGGATTTCTTATGGTATCCAATTGGGAATAATGACCCTGCGAATACGTTTCATTTAGCAAATCCTGTATTAGGTGCAACGGATAAGCGCTTTCTATCACAAGGCTTATTCTCTAATCCAAATTATGAAGAGCGTGGTCGAAGTACGATAGAAGATGTGTTAATTAAACCATATGGCACAATTCCTGTGTTACATGTATTTCGTTTTCAAGACATTAGGGCAGCACAGGCTATTCAGCAGAAAATAACACCAGAAGAATGGTATGGTAAATACATTGCGTATTTTCCAGACATTCCATTTAACAGTACATATATGCCAGATGCAGTGGATATTTCATTTGGGAGAACCATTACGTCATATATTGAAAAACGTAACGGACCATTAAGACAGTTAGAGCGTTTGTTACAGCAGAAATCATTAGAAATAAAGTATAGTAAATTACAGACAATTCAATACATAAGACTCGTATGGCAACGCCGCATTCCTACATTTGATGGGTCTGCATCACTATTTTATAGTATACGTGCATCTGAAAAACGCCCCTATATTCGTTTACTGCCATCACAGGGAATTCCTATTACAAAATTGCATGTACATGGTGCACTTCCTATTCCAACAGTGGATGATCCACGCTTATTGTCTGTGTGGACAAAGGAGACATCGCCTACACCTGATAAGGATGCATGTGTTATTAAGTATGTACATCGGCCTATCATGGGAACTACACAGACAATTTATGGAACAATACATGTGTTAAATGACGGTACTATGTCATTATTATTGCAACCTCCACAGGAAATGCGTGGATTAGATCCTGCAATTGATATAAATAATTTTGCAAGAAGATTAGAAGAGCCGTTTGATGGTCTTCCTCAGCCACCGAATGAGTTTAGTATAAAAGATATATCATTAAAACTTATTTTGGATGCTGCACCTGGTTCAAAGCGTTTCACTGATATGAGAATACGAAGCCGCTTGCCTTATTTTAGTGATTTTTTCAGAGAGATTAAGAAACTCCCCGATGATGATGCATTTATCGTATTACGCTATAAAGCAGTTAGCCAATATACGTCAGAAGATGAATACTTTCAATTTATTACACAAGTGTCTACTGAGCTCAAATTAGAGGGAGAAGATTTGGCACGAACAGTAGTGGCGCGTATACAAGCCACATTTGTACGTACAGAGACAGAAGCACAGGCACTTTTTCGGAAGTGGCTTCAACGAAAAGGAGAACTAATGTTGTTAGATCCTAATGAGGGTGAATTTGCTGAGAATAATAATTCTGGTATTGATATTCACATCTATGCACAGCATTCTGGCTATCATTTTCAAATACATCGCATTAGTAGTATTCAGACATATGAACGAATCTATACATTATTATCTCTGTTATTTATGGATAAAGATGAATACTTTAAAGAGACAAGTGATGTAGTAGAATTAAAAAAAGCAGAAGATACAATGCAAAAACAGAGCGAAATAGTAGCAGCAGCTCCTAAACCAGTAGTACCGCTTATGCAAAAGAAACGTGTTATAGATATACAAGCAGCAATTAAGCAAAAACTTGCAGCGGCTGCAGTTACTACAGATGCTCCACTGTCTATGGCGGCAGATGTATCTGCTGTTATGGCTCAACCTGTTGAGCCCGCAGTAAAGTCATATGCACCTTTAACAACCGCAACTGCTGCTACAGCAGTTGCACCATTATTCCATGCACAGCAAAAAATGGTAAATCCAGCCAGTTGGTTTATTAATAAATTAGAGGAAATTGACAAAAAATTATTCACATTTACACCACCTACTGGAACAAAAGGATATACCTCTCAATGTCAGGCAAATGCGGGACGCCAACCTGTTATTTTAACAAAAGAATTATTTGAGCGTATGAGAGAAGAATATACAGACCCAGATCTCTTTTGGATTGTCTATCCGCTTACAAAAGCAGATAAAGACCCCGCTCCATTAGATGATGATGAAGTCATTACTGTATTACGTTATGGGTCTAATCGTAATAATATCAATTATATTTTCTGCCCTGAATACTATTGCTTGAGTTGTGAAATAATGGTACGTAAAAAAGATTTTGAGGATGTAAAAGAGCGTAAACGTGTTACAGACCCTCCTGAGAAAGTCGCTGAGCGCAAACCCAAAAATTCATGCCCATTCTGTCATGGTAGTTTAATCACAGATAGTAAGCGCAGTGTTAAAGGTGCAACTGTTGTATATCGTAAGAAAACCACAAATAATAAGCCTCAAAAGTACATTCAATTTATCAAAAATACGAATCATCCATTAGGCTTATCACTCCCATGTTGTTTTAGTTTATCAAAACCACTGCGTCTCCATGATGTTGAATTTAGTAAACCTGATGGCATACGTGAACAGTTGCAGCGTACGCCTGCCTATATATCTCCTGTAGCGAACGAGATAGATGAGGATGAGTCAGATACAGAGAGTACTACAGATGAAGTAGTAACAGGTGCCATTAATTATAAATTACGTCGTGAACGTATTCATTTGGATCCCATTTTAGAATCCAATAAAAATCCGTATCCTGGATCGGCTGCAACTGCACCACCTTTATTTGATACATTTTTTGCACAAGATTCTCCTAAGCATATTGTTACACGTCCTCATATTAATTTGAAATTACGCCCTAATGCACGAGGATTTGTACGTATGGGTACAGAGAATTCAGTGTATGAATCCCTATTAGGTGTACTTGCACCTATTCTTGAGGTGAATACAATTAGTGCTGTAAAGCAACGTATTTATCAGCTTGTATTGCCCCATATTTTCATTAATTTGCATTTTGGAAATCTCGTTCTTGAATTTTATAATCCAGCGGATGCATCCTCAATGCCAGCATCGCGATATGCTCTGGCCGAATGGACATCTGAAAATCTACGTATTACATTAGATAGCAGCAATTTTTACGAGTTAATACGTGTATATAATGCATATAACCGTTACATTAAATTTATTGATAATCCATCAGAGCGCAAAGAGATGCGTCACATACAAGCACTCCTTGCAGAGCCTGGTTTATTGCGACAAAATGGTGTTCAGCTTATTATTATGGAAAATCAAAAAGATAACATTGCCATAAAATGCCCTGTATTTGGATTAGCTCGTCGTCATCACACGAATGATTACGTATTTGTTTCAAAAACAATGAGAAACATTGCAGATACAAATGAAGTATATCCTCATTATGAGTTGTATCTTTATACAGATAATAAACCAGCAAAAGGCAAAGATGTTGAAAAACATAAGACAATTATACATTGGGATATTGCAACACATGATAAATGGCCCGCTATTGTGCGCGATCGTGTAACAGAATATAAGAAAATGTGTAAAAGTCGTTATACAACACTATATACTTCTTCCCCCACAATAAAGCCTGATTTGATTATACAATTATCCACTGCATTGAATCGTTTGCGTAATACAGTTGTTGGAATCGTCAAAGATGTTCATAATCATATTATAGCAGTAACATTGTCAGGATCTATCGTACCTACGTCTGCAAAAACGTTACCAGAATATGAATCAATGGGTGGTGTAGTAGCAGCAGCAACAGGAGTAAAGAAAGGTCTAAAAAAGATTGGAGCTACAAAACAGATTGCGCTACCGATTATTGACGATGGTATCATTACAACAAATCTGTCAATGAAAACAGTATACTTAAACTGGAATCAGTTTATAACATCCTCTGCAGCACCTGTAGAAGATGTAATTCGTTATTATAATGATGAAATCACACCAGTATTTGTATTATTTCCAGGATATCAGGTACAATATGTAGTAAAAACGCCTGCAGGAAAAGTGATTGCCGTCCAATTACAGAATAGTATCTATGTTCCTGTGGCAAATACAAAGAAACCTGAAAAACTTCAAGAAATAATGGAACAATATCAGATAGGATATGTAACGAGTAATGAATCGGATTTTCAATGGAACATTGATGCACAGATAGATGGCAAAAAGGATATTGATATTGATCATATGGATTGGGGTAATGCAATTGAGCAGCTTATGCCAGACAAACGATGCGGTACAGAGCCAGACTTTATAAAACAAGCAACTCATGCCGAGTTTGAAGAGCAATATCAACAGTTTCGTTATATGGTATCAAATTATATTACAGAGCCACAGATAAAACAAGACCTGGAAAAAATCATTTTTACAAAGAATCTCCCATATTATGAGAAACGACAGCGATTATTTATTTACCTGGGATCAACCCTACAATCATGGTTTCATGAAGATGATGTCTGGGAAGGAACAACCACTTTTTTACGCAAGGATTGTCGTGTATCAACTAAAGAGGGATGTACTGGGTCTTGTTACTGGAAGTCACCTGATGATGAGAAGAATGATAGTGGAGAGGGGCGATGTTTATTACATGTAAAACGCGAGGTATCATTGGATGGAACAGATGAACGATTGGTATCTACCTCTGATTTATTTATCAAACGGATGATTGATGAGCTGATTTCCTTTCCACATCGTCGTGAGCAACTTTTAAGAAAAGGCGCCATCTCAAAAGTATCAAAAATTCTAAAACCTATCCGTGACATTGATCAGTATATTATTCCAGAATCTTCCTTGGCGTGGACAGAATTATTACGCATGGAATGGTTAACAAAACCATTTGATAGACCAGCGTTTTATGAAGAATTATCAAGAGAAGGAGAGGAAGAGAAATTATTAGGACAGCTCCCTAAACCATTGCAGGCCATCTTTGGTGCAGCAACTCCATTGCAGTTATATATTCCAGAAGAGCAACAGGGAGAAACACCATTTTTATCTATTGCAAGCATGATAAATGTGCCGTTGGCCAGCATACATGTAGAGGCAAATGCACAGACATTAGAAAGAGATAATCTTATTGAGTATGTTCGACAAACACATAAGCCGATTGGGTTTATTGATATTGATACTGATACAATACAATTTGCGAAAGAAGCTGATTCAACATTTCGTAAAGTGCTTGTTATTGTACGTATTAATAATCAGATTGGTATATTATTAGAGAATAACAATGATAATTATATTATGATTAATTTATTGCCTGACCAGATTACCGATAACTGGATTATAGTAGATTCACAACCGGCTCCTGCAGTATATCCTGAAGTGCGTCCAAAAGGCTTGCGAAAGATTGGTGCGCCAATTACAGCAGCTGTTGAAGCACAGGCACCTGTAAAAAGAGGGCTTGCAAAGATAGGAAAACCTGCTGTAAAAGCACCTTTAGCAGAAGCACCTGTGGTAGTAGCACCTGAAGTAGTAGTACCTGCGGTAGTACCTTCAGTAGTACCTATAGCAAAAGGCATATCAAAGATTAAAAAAATAAATACATTACGTAGAAATACGCCATCTGCAGCAAACCCTTAGAATTTAAATGCAAATGTTTCCCCTCCATCACTTTCTTCAGGGATAGGCAAGATAACAGACTGTTTGCAGCCACCTTCTACTGCACGCTGACGGCATTCCACCATGGCTTCCACTTCATCTGTCATAATATTCAGACGCATTCTCTGATATGATGCCTGCTCAGGGTGTAAGATAACAAGATACAAATCCGCCACTTCCAGCCCATAATATGTTTCCAGAATCCATTTATATATATTTAATTGCATTGTATAATGCCAGTAATTCGTATCTGGCAAATGATTCAAAGGAGCTAATCCAGTTTTAAATGGATTATCTGATTTGATTTCTTTAGAGCGTTTCCAATCATAAATGACGAATTTTCCATCCGACTTTCGACGGAAAACCATGTCAATTGATCCGCATAATTTAATCTTCGTTCCAGAGCCATCCGTTGCATCTGTAAATACTTCCCATTCAGAACGATATGGCT